CTCACAGTTCCTAAAAGTGCGTGGTATCTTCATACCTTACTTTGACATAGACGGTAAACAGACTGCCTTCTACCGCATCCGCTACTTAGACAAGCCCAGTGGCTTTGCAGGGCAAGTAGCCAAGCCTCAACGTTATGCCCAAGCAGCAGGCACCTTGAACGAAGCCTACCTCGCACCCTTGGCACCTTGGTCAACCATCGCAGTGCGTCCTGACATTAGTATTGTCATTACAGAGGGCGAGCTTAAAGGCGCCAAAGGTACGAAGAGCGGAGTGCCATGTATTGCGCTCGGAGGGGTCAACACCTGGTCAAGCTCAAAACGTAACATCGACTTGCTCGAACCGCTACCTAAGCTCAACTGGATGGGTCGTAACGTTACGATTATCTTTGATAGTGATGCCGCGAGCAATCCGAACGTTGCGCTTGCCCAAGTGACTTTAGCGAAAAAGCTCCTCGCACTTGGCGCGTTGCCCCGTATTGCATCCCTACCGACGACAAGTTCAGGCGAAAAGCAAGGTTTAGACGACTTTTTGGTCTCTGGAGGCGATATTGAGGAAGTCTTAAAAGACACTAGGGGCTTGGCGCTAGGTGAGAGGCTCTCAGAGCTGAATTCACGTTTTGCCTATGTCATAGACCAAGACCTCATCGTTGAACGCGTTAACGGGCGCCGTATAAAGCGCGAATCTTTCTGCAACGGTCATTTTGCCAATAATAACATCACAGAGTACATTGCCTCAGGAAATGGTAACGTCAAGAAGGTAGAAGTGAAGGTTCCGATGGAGTGGTTGCGTTGGACTGCCCGAACAGACGTTCAGACCATGACGTTCAAACCCGGTAAGCCTGAAATCGAAGACCAAGAGTACAACACCTGGTCAGGTTGGCCTATCGAACCTAAGAAGGGCAACATCAAACCATGGACAGAATTGCTAGACCATATTTTCGGTGACGAGGTATTGGCGCGTGATTGGTTCGAGCAATGGATTGCCTACCCTATGCAGAACCCTGGTGCGAAGATGTTTACCAGCGTAGTGATTTGGGGTCCGGAACAAGGCACAGGTAAGTCCTTGTTGGGCTACACGATTGGCGCTATGTATGGCGACAACTTTACCGAGATTGGTAATGCTGAGTTGCACAGCACCTTTAACGAGTGGGCAATCAATCGCCAGTTCGTGATGGGCGACGAGATTACAGGCAGTGACCGCCGTACGGAGGCCGACAAAATCAAGGCGATGATTACGCAGAAGTTGCTACGCATCAACATGAAGAACCTGCCCACCTACACAGTGCCTGACTGCATTAACTATTACTTTACGTCTAACCATCCTGCTGCGTTCTTCTTGGATGACCAAGACCGTCGTTTCATGATACATCGCACGGCGCAAAAGAGAGCCGAGGCGCCTGAGTTCTACGACAAGTACATACGTTGGAAGAACAATGGCGGTACAGAGGCGCTGTTCGACTACTTCTTGAACCTAGACTTGTCGACGTTTAACCCAACAGCTAGGGCACCAACAACGGCAAGTAAGCTAGAGTTGATTGACCATGGTCGTTCTGACTTGAACCAATGGGTGCACTCGTTCCTAGAGAACCTAGACCTAGAGTTGCCACGCTTGGCTGAGTACTTAGGGGTGGATGTTAAAGACCTTGACCTTGTCTTGAACAAGCACTTGAAATGGCTGTACGACCCTAACGACAACAAGCGTGTGACGTCTAATGGTCTAGGTCGTGAGATGAGCCGTTGCGGGGCGAAGACACTGCCTCAGACACGGACAGACACATTCGGAAAACAACGCTTCTACGTGTTACGTAACGAGGATTTGTGGTTGAACGCTAAACCTGACACAGTGCGCGAACACGTAGACAAAGTGTTCGGCCCTTCCGAGGCAATGGGTAAGGTTTCTAAGTTCTAGATTAAGTTTTCACCGGGCGCTGCGTTTAATGCGTATTGCCCAAATGGGTTTGTGTAATTCTTAGGTTGCTGAGGCATACCACCCATTGAGGCTAATGGGTTAGGTTGTGCATTTGCTTGCGGAGGCATACCACCCATACTGCTCATCATATTTATAGCTGGTGAGGGGGTGCCTTGAGGTGGCATACCGCCCAACATATTCATAGATGGTGAAGGTGCGCCTTGCTGAGGCATAGCAGTAGCTAGACCACCCATTGCGTATAATTGTGTCTTAGGTGTGTCTTCTTCCTCCGGTAGTACATCCGTAGCAGGTGTGCCGTAAGAGTGCTCTTTAGCATACTTGGCCGCAATATCAAGCAAGTCACTTTGTGAATAGTCTTTACCCTTAGCAGCTTTAATAGCTGCCAAGTCTTGTTGCATGTTGTCCCGCGCATTCTTAGTAAGACCATTGTTTAGCAATTGATAAATGATTGCCAAAGCACTGTCCGTAGTTTCGCCGAACGGAGAACGTTGTGCCCAGTCCATGGCACCCGCATACTCCGCAGCAGTGTCACGCGGCGAACCCACAGCACGGGCACGCCCTAGTTCGGGGTGCTTGGCACTTAGCTCTACGGGCATCGCCTCGTTGTACCAGGTCTTGTGCTCGTCAAATGCTTTAGCCGCTTTTTTAGGCTTTGCAATAGTTTCAGTAATTGTTTTAATAATTTGTAAGCCCATTATTGTGCCTCCTGCCAAACTTGTTCACCTGTATCAGTAGGTGCATTTGAAGCTGGTATAACCACACGTGCAGTATTTAAGGCCGCATCTTTTACAGTATTCATAAATAATTCTCGTTGACTGGGGGGTACCTGCTCTAAATATTTAGCTATAAACCCATTTGGGTCTCTAGCCATCAAATTAATCATATCGGTATTTATTTGACCACGAGCATCCCTAGCTAACATTTTACCAACAAAGTTAGCAGTTGAGATTACTTTGTTGATTAGCCCAGGTAGTGAAGCTGACTCGTCCATTACATCTCTACGGATGTCGGTCTGAACACCTTGTGCTAAGCCACCACGCTCTACGTCACGTGCAAGCTCATTAGCAGTTTGTGTTACTTTTACTTTTGATTCAGGAGATAATTTATGAATCAAAGCTAGACCTGATTCAGGATCAATTTCGTTTTCTAAACGATTAACTTCCTGTAGAAAGCCTGTTGGATTTTCAGTACCTGTAGGTGGGCGTAAGGCCGCTTTCAAACCACCAGCAACTTCCATCTCGTTAATAGGTTTGCTCAAGTTAGCAAAGGTTTGTAAGTAGTTTCTATAACCACCACCAGCAGACTCATCAATGATATTAATTAAGTCATCTTTAAGCTTACCAACCACGCCAGCCATGTGAGATTTGTCACCGCCTACGCCTTTAGCGTTGGCAAGCTCATTTACAATGTTAGATAACTCAGACTTACGGATGGCGTCAATGTCACGCACGTTTGCTACGCCACCGCCCCGTTGTACTAACTCTTGTGCTTTGTTTTGGATACGTTGTAACAAGCTTTGAATCTCAGTAACAGCGCTTGAACCAGGCTCATTTTTTAATTGCTCAATCTTACTTATAAAGCCATTTAGGTCAATTGGTTTAATACCCAAAGCCTGTAAATTTTCTAACTGTGCTTGATTTACTTTAGCAAGATTACCCGACACCAATGATTGGTCAGCAGCGCCTTGCGCAACTTCTTCGGCTTTACCAGCTAATTGTCCTGGGTATGTGTATTGGATAGGACGTCGTACTACGCCCTCTGCCTTATCAACACTACTTGTCCAAGTTTTAGAAAGGTCTTTGGCACGTTCACCCGCAGCAGTAAAGCGACGTACATCACCTACTGCCTCAGTAGCGGCGGCTTCATTTGCTGCTTTTAATGGGCTTAATACTTTAGGTATTTGCTCACCAACATCCGCACGTGCAAATGTTTCTTCACGCATTGGTGCAGTAATAGCACGACGAGCACGTTCAGCGGCATCTTTTAATACTGGGCTACCTGCAATATTACCAATTGCTTGAGCACGCCCCGCCTCTTGTGTAGCTTTAATCGATTTCAACAAGTCCACAGCGCCTGACTTAGGATCTACTGCAAGAGCATTCTCCATGGCAATTAGTGGTGCGCCAGCTTTAGTAGTTTTACCCACATTAGCAGCTGCTATTCGGTCAGCAAGTGTTTGAGGTGTGCCTGGTAGGAAGTCGCCTACGTTAGATTTAACAGCATCAATTACTCTTTGAACACCTTTGGAACCCCCAAGTTCTTTAGCAAGTAACTCACGTACTTTAGCAGTACGCCAAGCTTCGCGTAAAGGGCCAGTTGCGTTTGCGCCAAAGTTATATAACCCTTTAAGTGCCGCCCCACCTACTGGAATTGCAGCACCAATACCTACGCCCTCTAACCAATCATCAGGATTAATTGCGCCTGTTATAGCGCCTCCACTAATCCCACCGCCACCTACTCTAATTGCCGCATTAGCTAATTTTTCACCAGTAGTAACACCACCCAAAGAAGATAAGCCACCTGTTCCAGTAGCCGTACCTAATTTAGAAAGTACATTTGAGGCTGCTGGCGCGAGAGTTCGCAACGCATTAGTTCCTGCAAGTGCCTTAATACCAGAACCCACAAAACCACCGACAGGCCAAGTAGCCGCAACATTACCAACTGTACGCATGCCTGTGAAAGAAGGGTCATTAATATCGATACCTTCTGTGTTTTTACGAAACATTTCAGCGCGGTTTTGTGCACCAGTTTTATCTGTAATACCAAGCTTATTACCAATGTTGTAAAAAGGAGATTGTAAGGTAGCCAAGACATCATCAATACCCTGCGTCCCACCCCTACTAGCTGGTGAATCGGGTCTAAATTCGCCTAGCCCAAGTTCTTGCAGTCTTTTGTCCATAGCGCCACGCGTTACACCAAAAAGTGAACGTTCTTCTTTTTTTGCAGGGAGTGTTTTTTGAATAGTAGGTGCTGCAACTTCTATAGTTTGCAAAAATTCTTGTTTGGGCATATCCGCATAATATTTAGCATGCAAAGCATCCGCCAACTCAACGTCAGACATATCGTTATACTGTGGATACTGCTTGCGAAACTCTTTTAAAGTTTTAATAGCCATGTAAAAGTCCTATTATTTTGGTTTGCGGATGCCGAGAATATCTGTAGCATCTGTATCAGGTTTAGCACCAATATTTTCGTATTTTTTAGCGTAGTTAATTTTAGCTTTTGCCTGTAAGTTTTCAAAAGCTTTTTTAACTTTAATAAGTTGGCTAGCAAATTCTTTTTCGTCCATCGTTGCTGTCATTGTAGCAAGGGATGATTGGAAAAGTGGCCACTCTTTTTCAGTAATAGAGCCTGGTGCGGTACCTGCTTTACGAAGTTCTTCTAAACCAGATAGGGATAGTTTGTTTTTAAGTCCTTCAATAAAGGCTTTACGATTGGCAATATCTTGGTTAAAGAACCCTTTAACCCCGCCAATCATACCTGTACCCTCCATAGAGCCTACAGACGCCGCCAAACCAGGTTTTAATTTATACATTTCCTTACCTGTTTTTGGGTCAACTTTAATATCAATCAGCTTACTAATGTCACCCATTACATTTTTTGAGGTTTCATCAAGACGTTGCATAATTTCGTTATCTTTAGATTGCGCGTCTTTAAGTTTAATATACTCAGGCGATCCTGGGATTAGTAGGGCGTTTGCCTTACCTTGCGCTTCAGCAACTGTCTTAGCAGTTTGTTTGTTGGCCTCAAGCGTAGCACTTGTTACTACAGGTACTTGACCTTTAGCAGAAGCTGGTACTTCTAATTTTGGCGCTACGGTTGGCCCTGCAACGGTCTCTGCTACTGGTTCTTCTACTGACGCACCTGTAGTACCTGGTACTTGGCCCGTAGGACTAGTAACGCCTGCTTTAGCAGCAACGTCATCAAGGCGGTTCATCCAGCCTCTAAAGTCGTTTACTTTTTTAGGGTCTTTCTCAACTATTTTAATGTAATCACGACGACGTTGGTCAATCATTTTTTGAGGGTCGCCACCAGTCTTACGAATTAGCTCTTTAGCATAACTTTGACCTTGGTTTACTGCAGCATCAAATGCTATTTCTTGGGCAGCAGGGTTTAATTTGTCTGCGTCAATGGCATCCCAATAGCGAGATTTGTATATCTCTTTTGCTTTATCTTCTGTTAGATTTTTAACATCAATATCTGGGTTAGCTGCTTGGTTAATACCAAAGTTTGCAGGGGCGCCAGATTGACCATCTTTACCAACAAAACCGCCTTCACGTGGAAGTACGTTACCTACCGCAGAAGCAAACCCAGCACTTGGTTGCGGAGCGCTTGGTGCTACGGGCAAGGCACTTGGTGCTACGTTCTGAGCACTAGGTTGCGGAGCACCCGGTACTTGGCCCTGCGCACTAGGTTTTTGTGTAGTACCTACGAATTCAGCAATTGCCGCTGGGGTTAACTTATCAAGCTCTGCTTGCATATCTGCATTAAGTTGACGTGTTGCGTCTGCCCCATAGCTTTCTGCATAACGATCAATTGTATCTTGCTTATTAAAGCGTTCACGAACACGTTGTTCGGCTGACATACGCGCTTGATAGAAAGTGTTTGGGTCAATCATTTCGGCAACGCCAGTAGATTTATCAATACGCATCATGCCATTGGGACCAACTTTAATTTCGTAGCGACCACCAGCACCACCAGATTTAGCTAATAATAGCTTCTCGGCGGTCTGTTTATCCTGTAATGCTTGTTTGTATGCAAGTTGAGAACTTTCATACATCATTGTTAAAGCTTTTTCTTTGTAAGCTTGTTTTAATTGATTTTCTTTTGTTGCAATAGGTAGTAACTGCTCACCTACTCTAGTAGCTGCTTGGTAAATACTAGAGCCGCCATCACGACGTCTACGCCCACCTAAACCTTGACCTATTGCCAACCATTTCTCACCATCGCTAATAGGGGCTGTGTCCGTGTAGAAATCGGATAATTTCTGTAATTTGTCTTGAGTATCCTTGCCTAGTTTTGCAAGACTGCCTTCCACATTCTCATCACCGTATGCACGACCTAAAAGGCGGTCTTCTAATTGTGTACGCACATCTTCACTGGCACTAACTGAAGGCTTAATAGAATTAAGTGCGCCTTGTTGCGCAGCCTGAGGTTGTGGTGCCGTGGCTGTAAGACCGCCACCAGAACCCCTGCCTAAGTTAGCTGCATTTAAAATATCTTGTGGAGTTGCCATAGTTTAACCTTAGCCTAGTGTTTTAAATGTGCCGTATATGCTAGATGCAGCACTTAAACCTTGCTCTAATGGAGAAGGGGCTGTTGTGTAGTCGTAAGAAGGTGTAGCAGTTGCTGAAGGTATCTCTTGACCAGAGTTAAGACTTGCCAACCAACCCAACTGTTGTTTAGGGTAGTTAAGTTGATTTTGAAAATCCCCGTAAGCCAAGTCATAACTTTTTTGAGTTTCTTGTTGATTTTGAGTACCCACAAGGCCTAAATTAGACGCTGCAGTTGACCCTAAATCTGCCACTTTACCAGCGTTAGTAAGCGCATTTTGATGCCAAGTGTTATATTGACCTAGGGCACTATTATACGCAGTATCTAAAGCTTCAGATTGCTTACCTAAAATTTCAGCTTGGTTGGACGCTATAGCTTGATTAGTAAAGTCAGCATTACGGGTAGACCCAAATTGACCCGCACCTGCAAAGGTTGTATTTACTTGGGGTAACACGTTTCGCATTAAGTTTTTGTTGCCCTGACGCGCAATCTCATCCACAACACCTGTTGTGTATGGGGACATATATTTGTTAACTTGTGCTGGGTCGAAGCCGCTTAAACCATAGTTAATTGCGCCCTGCATTGCCGCAGGGTCTACTACAGAACCCGCTGCAATTCCACGGGTCATCTGTTGTGCATTAAGTTGGTCTGGTGTTAAGTTTGCAAGACGTGGGCCACCGTAGCCTACATATGGAGAAGCGGCAATTGCGCCACCTTGACCAATAATAGTTCGCAATGCCTGAAGTTGGAAATCAGGCGATATGGGCATTTGCCCAAGATCAGATAGCGCTGTATTTGCGGTAGTAGCAGTTGCCATTATTTTCGACCTCTCTTAATGTATTCTAATGGCTTCTTAGCCTTAGGTGGTATTTTTTTATGTGGAGCTGAACGGTTATGCTTACGGATTGCTTCGCGCATTTGATCTAGCGCGGCTGAACCTGCTTTAGTAGAACCATTACCTAAAGCGGCTACTACGTCAGCATCTATCACATATTCACCATCGCTCAATTGTGCAGGAATTAAGTCTTCTTGTCCATGACCATCACCATTAATTGGACCTTTCATACGTGGGCGAGAAGGTGGGGGTATTATAGAACTGCCACCATCAGCATACGAGAACTCAGTACCTGGTATGGTGTTTCTAGCTGAAGACCATGCTAAACCACCATTAGCAAAACGACTAATTAAACCACCATTGGCCGCTTGTGTAGTTACTGGCGGTACGTAGCTCCAGTTATTATAAGGGTTAACAGTTGTTGAGCCTGTAGTACCTGTTGCAGGGGGTACATACGAAGTACCGCCTAAAATACTACTTGCTAAGTTAGTGGTTGATGGGGTTGCGGTTGCTGTACCCGTAGCTGGGGTCACGCCTGTCCACACATCAGCACCTTGATTAGAACCTGTTACAGATGGGTCAATCAAACCACCCGCAATATTTGTCAGCGGGTTAGTCATATTGAAGTATTGGAACTCGCCACCTGAACCAGCCCTGCCGTAATTAGCAAGGTTACCTGAGTATATATTTTGAGAACGTGGTACGTTTGTAGCTACAGTATCCGTATTTGTAGTCGTACTGCCACCACCAGTAGTTGCTGGTACTACCGCAGCTGTTTCGCCTTCCACAGCACCAAGCCAAGTACTTGGTTTGCCGTATGCTACGGTACCATCAATGTATGTAGTTGAGTATGAGCCGTCTGCGTTTTTCTTAACGTTAATTGGGTAGTTCCCTGGATTATAGGCTTCCATATCCCGCACGGTAACTTCGCCGACGTGTGAGCCAGTATAATTACGTGCTGCCGCAATTACTTTATCGCGACCACCGTACTGCGCCCAAGTTGCTGCAGGAATGTCTACACCTGATTGTTCTTTTGCAAGAAGAGTCCATGCATCCGCTGGCGTAATTTGTTGGCTTGCCCCCACATTGGTGGCGAATGTAATTTTACCGTTAGCGTCTTTGTAACCAATTAAACCTGTAACAGGGTCCGTGTACATTGTTGTACCAGTTGGTAATGTACCTACTGTAGAGATAACAGTACCTGGTTTGATAGTGCCTGAATATAAACTGTTTGCAATATTATTGGCTTGGTCTACACCACCAACAGCATTAATAATTAGCATGTCAGCAGAATTTACGCTACCTGGGTTTGCAATAAACCTGTCAAATGCAGCGGCAACATCCGTAGCAGTGTAAGAACTTTTAGCACCTGCAGTAGTAGCTGAACTGCCTGCGTAGGCTTTTTCACCCTGTGAGGCTGTTACAAAACTTTCTACCTCTGAAAGCGTGATTTTACCATCTAGTAATAACTTACTATCCCAGTAGTATTTTTCTTCCGGAGTTGGCTCACGCCCTAAATAAGTTTTGTAAAGCTTATTAACATCTGCAAAAGAAGATGGCGAATCTCCGTATTGATCAAGGTAGCCAGAACGCGTGTTAATGTCTGATAATTTAGCAGAGGCCGTTGCTTGGATATCTGCGGGTAATTTACCACCATACGAGGCAATTAAAGTGTTTAGTTCGTCATTAGACATGCCAGGGGTAAGTTTACTGAGCAAGTCAGAGCTATTATTTTGCGACGCTTCGTAGTTTGTTGTGAAGGTAGTACGTTCAGTCGTTAAATCGTTTATTAAATCTTTTTTGGCGTTTTTTGGTAAAAATGAACCGTATTGTTTAAGTACTTCAGTAACATCCGATAGGGTACTTGTACCAGTAATAGAAGCTAAAGCCGCATCCATATTAAGTGTATTACGAGTACCTTGTAAAGTTGTTTTCCAAGATGACGGTAGTTGATTAGCTGAAAGACCATTGTCTTTAAGTAACTGCGCAATTTGGGCATTGGTCATGCCTGATGTTACAAAACCACCTAAAGTTTCTAAGTTTGCAGCTTTTTGCTCTGCGGTTAATTTGTTACCTGAGATAAAAGTAGGTGGTGGTAGTGAATCTTTACCAATTTGGTCTACTGCAGTATCTTGTGACATTGCATTTAAACCGCCTGTATTTGCGGCGCCTGTCGTATTAGCAGTTGTAGTTGCAGAACCCGTACCTGCTGTAGTCGTACCTGCTGTAGTCGTTCCTGCTGTAGTCGTTCCTGTACCCGTTGTCCCAGTATTAATAGTGGCTGCTACTGGTCTAGCAGTTCTTGTATTGGTCGCAAGGGAAGCAATATTACCCATGCCAGGGGTATTGCTTTGCCCACCCATGCCAATCGCGGCTATGTTAGCTAAGTTAGTCGCTGCGGCAGTACCGCCTTTTTTGTAGTTTTGAACAAGACCACCTGTAGCGTACCTTTGTATTAGGCCGCCATTCGCTGCCGTGGTAGTTTTAGTGGTATCTGTAGTAAGGCCACCTGATACTGCAGGTACTGTTGGGGGGATAAATTTACCTGTGGCGTCTTGGCGCATACGGTCAATCGGTTTAATACCTTCAAGTGGACCATACATATCCACCATTTGACCATTAACCTTAATTGGCTTGTGTAGCAAATTGTACATTGCCTTGTATTGCTCGGCCGCTGATTCAGTAGGTGTTTTTTCTTTAGCACCGTTAGCTTGTAGGAACGCAGCAAGACCACCTGCACCAGCAAGCACTTTTTGCCAATTAGTACCATCCATCAACCAATCAAGCGCACCACTTGCAAGGGAGCCTAAATCAAAAGACCCTGCTGCTTTTTGCACAATTTCTGTAACACTTGCTGGCTTAGCTGTAGCTGTAAAACCAAAGTTGGGGGTATAAGTAGCGACAGACGCATCTGAGCCGCCTGACCCACTGTAGTTTGTACCTATTGATGTGTCTGTGGGAGTGTAGGTATTTGTAGAGCCGCCGTAATCAGCAGGATTGCCACCCCAATCGTCCCAATTGAAAGTGTTTTCTGGTAGAGGTTCGTATGAATAAGTGGTGGTTGTGCCATCATCATTATAGATATCGTATGTATTATCAGCCATTGCTTTGAATCCTTTATGATCTTACGTCGCCAGCTTCTAAATGCAGAAGCACTTTACCCATTTCGTAATGACCGCCTTGAACATTGGACTCAAACCGCAGACGTATCTCACGTCTTTGTTCACGCATGTCTATTTTATCTGTATTTGCGTCAAATGTATAGGGGGCACTCGTTGTATACGTCCCTTGCGCAAACTCATAACCATTAACGGTTACGTCCATATCGCCTTCTAATATAAAGTCAGGCTCAATACGCGTTAGACGTGTCCAACGGTTAACCCCTTGCAAGGTTTCGCTTGTCGGACCGCCCGTAGGCAAACCAAAATCACTTGTCTCAAAGTAAGACGGAATTGCTTCTTGCAAATTACCCGAAATCTTATCATAACCTGTTTCATGAATCCACAAGGTGTAGGTACCAGACTCTTCTGGCTCAGTGCTTGTCATCACAGGATAACGGAATACTTGTGAATAGTACCCCGCACTACGGTCTAAAGCGGTATCATACCATGTTTGTGAGCGAATATTATAAATCACTGCGTGATTACACTCGGTTGCATCACCTGATGGGTAGAACCACCATACCTCACCAAAGCGAGATACCTTCATCGCCCATATCTTTTGTTTTTGATCGTAGTTCAAATTATCAAAGAAGTAGTTCTGATTCATGTCGTTTGGTAGCTCTTTAACTGACCCATCAAACATCATGAAACGGTCAATACCAATCCAAAAGAACACACCATCGTACTCAATGACGCTGTTTGACGCCAACATAGATGATTGTGCTGACAATGTATCAAACTTAAATATAGCGTTACCGCCCACCCAATACATACGAATAACAGAGTCCAATGACCAGAACAACGCTGCTGGGGCTTGCCCTTGGCCACGTATTGGTAGGCCTTTGACAATCTTAGCACCTGTAATACGGGCTGTACCTGCGTCACCCGTATAAAAGTTCAACGGCTCATTAGCATTTGACCACTTAACGTTACCGTCTGCACCATACAAAATAAGGTAGGGCGCAGTCGCAACCACACCACCAGACACAGACTGCCCAATGGCTTCTAATGGAGTGTTCGTAGTAATGTCGCCAATGTACACAGGTGTGTTAGTGGCATCATCAATATTAACTAAGTTGTTGGCTCGGTGCGCAATGATGATGGTCTTGTTACTGTTGGCTGCCGCATCGTACATACTGTCTACTTGCCATAGCGACGTAGTGTTTGTTGCCATTGTTGTGACTGTATAGGTGCCAGATGTACCCGTTGCTATAGTCGTACCCGCAGCGGTGAAAGTTAACGCTTCAGCCGCACCGAACGTACCTGTTACGTAACAAAGCGTCAACGTTAGTGTTGGCGCAGTGCCCGACACGTTAGCCACAATACCAGTTGCGAGCGAAGTCGTGCCTGTTACTAAATAGTTTACCGCAACTGGACCCACGACCTCTGTGATGGCGGTAGTGGTAAGTATGCGAGTCACTGGCGTACGGTCTGTCACCACCGCACCCACCCCGTTTTGGTCTACGTTCGTTACTTGTACATTGCTTGAGGAGAACGTAAAAATACTGTTGAACGACTGCTTACCCCAAACGTACACTTGGCGAATAGGGCCTACTAGGGTCTGCACAATCGCCTTGTACCCACCCATTTTCTTAGGTCGACCACGCTGGAAGCGCACGTGTTGCCCGTCGTTAAAATAGTTAGCATCTAGGTCAGTACCATCGCGTTGAATACCCGCTTTGGTGCTAAACTGATAGACATATCTTTCTTCGTTCGCCATTATGTAGGTATCCAAACGCCGTTATTGTATGTGTATTCTACGCCACCAGCCATTTTAGTAGCGCCTTCTTTTGCTGGTGTATCTGTAGAGGACGTAGTTGTTGTAGGCCTTGGTTGTTGAGACCCGCCTGACGAGCCAATGTCAAACGGTAATATATTACCGCCTTGCGCTGTCCGGGCTAGTGCATTAGCAGTCTGTGTTGTGATGAACTTACGCAAGTCCGGGTTCGTTACCACGCCACGTAGTTGCGCATCAATTGCACTTGAAACCAACGGCATGCTGCCACCAGCCAACATCGCGCCCCACACATTACCACCGTTCACCCCTGCATTGACACCACTGATACCCGCGTTTACCGCAGTGTTCGACAACATTTGCGCAAAGTTGGCAGGCGTCATGTTAAAGTTAGCCGCCATATCCGCAAGCTCAGTTGGGAAGTTGCTCATTAGCGACTCGCCTAGGCTATTCGTAATTTGACCAGTTAGACCAGTTGCGCCAGCCATACCAGTAACACCACCCACAATGTTACCCTCAGAGAATGCGTTCATGGCACTTAACACGCGAGCAGTCGCACCGATTGGGCCTGGTATGAACGATGCTATTTGCGCAATCTTGCCCAGCGTGCCACCAAGCATGCCTGAGTCTTTCTCAAGCGCACCCTTATAAACCTTACTTGCGTCGTAGCCCAAGTCTTCAGGGTTTACACCCGCATTGACGGCCTGGTTGTAGCGTGTTAACGCTGCGTTTGGCGCGTAGGAGTAACCTTTAGGTACCGCCAACTTCTCTGATTTGAACAAGTCAAAGTAACTACCACCTGATTTATCAATCTTGTCTTGTGTGTACTTAGTTGGGTCTAGCCATGGTTTTAGTAAGTCAGATTGTGCATTGTACGCACTGGCTGCAGCCGATATCTGTTCAGGCGTAGCGTTCAACGCGCTCACACCAGACGGTAGGAAATCTTCCCAACCTGTGTATTTATAGGCATTGGCCTTCATGCCTGATCTGTTTATACCACCCATCTGCTCAGGGCGACCATGAAGTGCGAAGTACTCAGCGCTAAGTGCTGGGTTCTCACCTAACTGGGCATTGAGATTGTCGAAATACGTGTTACCGCCTGCGTCTTTCTTACCTTTAAGACCTGACCATTTTTGAACACCAGTGGTTACGTCTTTAGCCCATGGGGAGGCTGTGACGTCTTGCCAGTTGGCACTGACAGGATCGTAATATTGGTTCATCGCACGTTGCAACTGCGTGTCTTTGGATATTATGTCGTTAACGCTGACATTATACTTTTCTGCAATTTTCTGCAAGATTTGTTGCTCGTCGGTACCGCCGTAAGCTTCCAATGGGGACAAGCCCATGACGCCGATGTCAGGTAGACCGTACTTCCTGCCTTTTTCGTTTGTAAGCCCAGCATTGTATTGCAACGCAACGTCTAAGTTTTTGTTGTTAAGTGTTCTGCCACCACTCTCACCCATAACAAAATTAGTTGAGTACAGCCTACTGTTGATTTTCTTACGGGCTTCGTCAATAATCTGATTCCAGCCTTCATCCGCAAAGGCAATAGGGCTGCCTGTTGCACCTTTTTTGTTTGGGTCAACGTAAAGCGAGGCAGTACCTGACGCCGCACCATAGTCAGGGGAGACGCCTATACCACCAGCAGCGCCCATACCACCCATACCACCCATACCACCTATACCACCAGCAGCACCCATACCATTACTACCGCCCATGAAAGGCCCACCGAAGTTCAGACCTGTACGCCCTCCGTACATCGCACTAAGCACTTTGTTGTAGTCCACGCCACCACGGTAAGTGAACGGTGAGTAGTCCATAGTGGCAGGTACTGTGCGGTCTAGTGTTGTCCAAGCACCTATTTTGGTAGGGTTGGTTACTGCAGGGGTTGCGGTATCTGCAGTAGTAGTGCTCGCAGAAGTATCTGCTTCAACAGTGTCTACTGGGACGTTAATACCTTGTGCATTTCTAACGAATACGGTCATATTATCGTGTTAAATCATAGAATGAAAGTGTTGCAAAAGCATCACCTGCTGTTGCCCCTGACACTGTTCTAACTTGAATAGTGTAGATATCGCTAACACCTGCTAATGATGCACCTAACTGTAAGTCCCAATTATAATCTATACCCGCTGCTAAAACAGCTCTGCCACCAGCGCTACTTGATGTTACATAATCGGATTGCGCAATTGTGCCTCCTGATATTGCTGTGGCAGACACATCGTATTCAACGTTTGGGTCACTGGGTGATGTAACCCATGAAGCGCCAGTTAAAGTTGCGTTCTTAACAAGGGCTACCTCATAGTTTTGAGTTTTAGTTGGTAGTACTTGTACTTTGTTTGGTAGGACCACTGCGCCTAACGCGGTTGACTTAAGGCGAATAGAAACTAAGGGTAGGAAAGTTGTGTTAATTGGGTCTAAAACAGTAGTGCGTCGTGCGACATGGTCAATAGAAGTTTGACCGTAACCACCTTCTGATACGACAGTAGAGCAAATTTGTTTTAAGGCAGAGTTGGATGCTGTTGCGCCTGTGTTAGTAATTTCAAACCGTATTGGCAAGATGGCTGTCTTCATATACACGCTTGTTAAAAGGTTAGCGGTGTAGAAAACATTGCATACGATAAATTGACCGTTAATAATAAAGCCACAACGAACATTACCCACACCTAACCATTCAAAGTCATACCACATGATTTGGTCTTTTGTTAAATCTAGCGTAATACCGCTTGGGCCTGTACCGTTCAGTTTGTCTACGTTCCACGCACTTTGCGCTGCGAACCTCGCGTCGCTTGCTGTACCGCTAGTGGATGTTCTAACTACAAAGCGTGGCTCTGCGGTATCATTTTGCTCTAAAAATACACCGTCGTTCGTATTAAAGTAGCCCACGCGTTGACGTAGGTTAGCTTTGGGTGCGTTCATTACAAAAGTAGCCATTACTAGCAAGCTTTTGCCTGGTTGGTAAGGGAATGAACGGAACGTCTGACGGACTACTTCTGATCCGCTTGAGGTAGTAACGTTTAGGTTTACTGAAGACTCATTAGAGAGGTACGTTGTTGTACCGCCTGTGGCAGTGCTAGTATCGAATTGATTGTCAATTGCGTAGCGGTTTTGGCTATCGAATAGTGTGTATGGGTTGCTTACGCGTAGACGTCCAAAAGCATCAAGGTTAGTATTACTAACGCTGTTGCTATATGTAATTTGTCCTGGCACGTAACTCATATTAAAATCCATCCTCCGGCAATAGCTTTAAATCTGAGGGCAGTCCACTGTTCATAGACTATCACAGATGTATCACCCAGCAGAGTGTCCGTGCCTGTAGGCAGTATTATAATATAATTCCCGTTAAAAAGTTTAACTACTTCAACCTCATTGCCGTTTTTAGCGGGGGGTAGCGTAACTGTGCAGATACTATTGCAGAGAATGTAGTCATCGTCTTCTGTGACAATGTATGTGCTGTTAGTTGGGTATACTTGTTTAGCAATAGCCTGCAAGCCATTTAGCGTATCGTGGTTAGGGATACGGTCTGATGAATGGTAATGAAGCGGACAATCCGCTCCATTTAACATTAAGGCTTCTTGTTGTGGTAACAATTTACTTACCTACTGCCTCATTGTTTTCGTACCAATCAATTAGTGCGTTCAATTGGTCGCGAATTGATTTTGCTTGCTCAAAGTTCTCTATGACGTTGGTAAGGACTTGCTCATCTGTAATAGCGGTACTGGTAGAGGCGGTCTCTTTAGTAGTTCCTGTGGAGGTTTTGGGCACGTCCCCTGTAAGAGCGCTGTTCCACAAGCTGAGAGCATTGCCGTCAGCAAAACATATGCGATTATCCGTAACATCGTTTATCTTCCTTTTTAAATTTCTATATACAATAGCTTGTTCCGCTTGTTGGTTTTGAAACTTAGTCGCTACCTCTCTAGCGTAGTCATCGTAGGCTTTCTGCAGCTCTATGGTCTCTTGCAGTGCCTTCTTCAGTTGCGCATCGTGCCGCCAGCCGTTCGTTGTCCAACCTGCTACGAACGTAGCTAAAAGCACTACACCTATAGCGATGGCTTTTATATTAAGCGGTAGTGGAATCATTCTTTTTCCCTGCGAACTTATCGGCTGTGTGACCCGCTACTAGGGCAATTACGTTAAAGTTTACGATGCTAGTGAAGTCGCCACTAGCTAACTTGCCTGAAAGCAACAAACCGGCAGAGACAAGGGTCAGTCCTACCGCAAATAAAAAACGTCTACCGCCTACGCTATCAAAGTTCATTTTTTATCCTTTTCGTGCTCTTCTAGGATTCGGATGCGAACATTTAGCTCGCCAAGTTTGTTGTTCATTTCTTCTTTAAGTTTATTACGTGCTTCAGCAGATATTGGGCTGTCGGTTGGAACACCTTGTTTGGTAATAAGGGCTGGCATCTTAGACTTAATGTCAATCAAATCACCTTGCATAGAACTCATTTGACCGAGCAACCACGCAATAGCTGAAATCATTACGGGGAAAAGCATTGTGGTGATTTTTGTCATATCCATAATTAAATCCCTTTTGTATAACTTGTTTTACCCTTGCCAAAATGCGCAGTAAGTACTTCTCTGCGATTGCGAGGATCTACGCTTAGATGTATCCAGGTTCCCTCATAGATAAGCTGGTCAAATTTAATTGATGACTCTGCAATCTTGTTGGCTACTTCTTTGGGCGTACCAAACTTTGGACACGTAAAATCAACGGCATAACCCAATACGTGCGCAGATGTATCACCACTTCCAATAGCACGATTAAGAGCAAGGCAGCGATAACCGCTAGATATGCGAATGGAATTATTGCCCAATAAAGTACGAACTTGCTCAAGTGTATTAGCCAACATACGAAGTTTTTCCGTAACGAGGGGTGGGGGAGTGTTGTCAATCCCTTTTCGCAGTGCTGTCTCTGATGCGGTAAATTCATCTAATTTAAAGTTTTCTGATAGCTTCATTTTAAATTGTTTAGTTTGTACAAGGTTGAAAGGAATAGACTTACAATTTCATCTACAATATTTTGAAGCGGTGTGTCTTCTTTTTTAATGGCGTCGTAGCGTTCTTTCTCAATAAAATCCAAAATCTCTTGTATCTTATCGGCCGCTGTTGTTTTGGTGGAGCCGCTTACTTCATTAAAGATAGGGATGTCCGCAATGATACCGTGACGACCTTGGTAGGCTTCTGTTAGGGAGTCTGCCAAGTCGGTGATTTCATCGTAGAACGCACCAAGCGCCACGTGCTGGGAATAGCTTTTGGTCTTTAGGTGCTCGCGATGGGCGATATCGCGGCTTAAGAACAGTACGCCAATAAATTTACCAATCATGTAAAGTCCTTATTTAAAAAGCCAAGATATTATGGCTGCAACACATACCCACATAACGCGTTCAACCCAGACTGACGAAGCCTGCTTAACCTCAATATCTTGCATTTTTGTGATTATTTTGTTTTGTTGCTCATCATAAGTATCCATGCGTTTGAATAACGTAATCATGCGTTCTTCCATACGCGCCAAAGACACGATGGCCTCTGACATTCTGTCTACTTTAGACTCAATGCGCTCTAGTCGTTTATCTTGTTCGTCCACGGCTTATCCCTAAGCAACAGGTTTAGTTGTAACTACTTCAGGTGCTACAGGTTCAATTTCCTCAATTGCAGGTGCTACAAACGTACTGTCTTCTTGACGAACCCAGTTTACCTGTACATCGTCTTCTACAGACACAATGTCTTTAATAAGGTCAGGATGGTAGCAATCTTGAATATTAAAACCGTCTGGCAATGTAATAATCTCAACTGCTGTATTATTTACTAAGCGTGCATATTTCATATTAATACTCCACAATAACTAAACCAGCACCAGGGATACCTGCTGCGCCAGATGTAGCACCAGCACCACCACCTGGCATACCGCCATTACCACCATTACTAAATCCACCACCACCATTGACACCATTACTAAAACTGTTATTACCACCACCACCAACACCAAATAAATCAATAGTTGGTGTTAAAAATCCTGTTGTTGGTGGGTTAGTTGTACTAATTGCACCAACACCAAATGTTCCAGACCCACCATTACCAGATGATAAAGAACCACCGCCAGCATTACCATTTCTACCGACAGCAGTAGTAACATTACCACCATCTCCACCAGTACCAAATATACCACCTACGCCACCACCACCACCACTATTTGATGTTCCACCTACCCCACCTTGACCGCCTGTACCACTAATATCACCACCAACTCCAGTACCTCCTACACCAAGAGATGTGCCGCCACTTGCACCACCTGTAGCTGATACATAAGAACCAAATGATGAAGTACCACCTGCTGTAACTGATGTAGGACCAGATGTTTGACTTACTCCAGGCGCACCTACTGTAACAGAAACTGATGTAGTTCCTGCTGCTAATGAAAATGTACGCATAGCAAAACCACCGCCCCCACCACCATACCAAGGCGATGCGCCAATAGCACCGCCACCGCCACCCCATAAGCGAACCCTTACATTTGAGATGGCTGTTGGTACAGCCCAGTTTGTTGATGATGTAAAAATCCTAACTTGACCAGTACCAAAAGCCCCAGTAAAAGGATTATTAATTGTTTGTATAGATTGAATAGCCATTTTAAGTCCTTGTCATTGTTACATTGCGACCAGAGATTGAACCTTTTACACCAAACGTATTAGGTGTATCAAAATCAAAGAATTGCCCAGTAGTTGATGCTGAGTAGTTGCTATTTAATACCGCAGAACCATTAGTCTGCACAGTACCTACACCACCTGCTGGTGCTGCTGTTTGCGACACGCCAACTAGATAATATGGGGGAGTGCCGTACGGTGCTAATGTAGTACCATTTGATGTTGATACTCCTGCTGTAATTGTTCTACTATAAGTAGTTGCTGCTACATTAATAATCATAAATGTTGGTTGTTGACTACTATTTAACATAGCAATTACTGCTGTATCATTAAAACCACCTGTCATTGAAACTATTGCGCCTATACCACCAGCATATTTGCTAGTAGTTATAAATGTTGCATTTTGTCCATTACCAGTATATACATAATATGCCCCTGTAGAATCCTGTGTATTATACGCAACAACTTGACCAGAACCTGTTATTGTTATTGAAGCATACGCATTTCCACTATTTATTCCACTCTGTGCAGTAGGACTACTTAAAAGAACATTTGAAGGATTAACTTTATATGTTCTAGAAGCACTTACAGATGATGGTGTATATACATATATAGTATTATCAGGACCAACAACCATTGCATTAGTAGCATTTTGATTGCTAACACTCCCTATACTTGTAACACTAGCTGCTACTTGTTGATATGTATCTGCACCAGTTTTTGTAATATGAGTACAGTATGTAGTATTGCCTGTTAGAACATACCACATAGCAAAACCACCATCTGTTGCCCCAGCAATTTTAAAATAAGAAGCTGTTTGACCATCTGGAGTTTGAGTTTCTGACTGTACAACTGTTCCAGTATCATCATAAACAGCATAATTTGTAACACTTGTTCCAGTTAATGAGTATATTACAGCAAATCTATTATCACTTAATCCTGCTATGCGTGCGGTTCTATCAGTTGACCATCCACCTAATGCTGCTATTAACGTACCAGAACTTAATAATGTATAAGTAGACGAATAAATAGCATAACTTAAAGTTGTGCTTGCTGAATAATATACGACAACAATTTTACCATTAGGTAATGCTGCTACAGATGCAGATTGCCATTGGCCTGTTGATGAAATTCCTATTCCAACCGTTGTGTTATTAAGCAACACCCCTGTTTGTGTATAAACTGCCATTCTTACTTGAAAAGTATTGTTTAATCTATATACAATTACAATGTTGCCATTTGACAATGTATCGCAATCTATAGAATCTGCTAACGCAGTATCTATAGTCGTTTGTGGAACTACAAAACCAGTTGTACCGCTAGTTACTGGGAATGTAATACTTTGTGTAGATGATGCTGTCGCAAGAAAACTAGCAGAAGATGGTGTTGAAGCAGAACGTGCATAACCACTTACAGCAAGTGCGCTTGTATTCCCAACTACGTTAGTCGCATTATAAGTTGTGTTGGAAGGAACTTGTAAGTATGTGCTTGTATTTACTTTAAATCTATAAATCATACCCATGTAAGAGGTATACGTAGGTTGTCCAGAATTTTCTGTACTTGATTGCGTTGCGCCATATATAGTTAAAACGCCACCAGATTCTGTTGCACTATAGCCATTATAACTTTGACTAGAAATACCTCTAATAAAGCCAGGGTTTGCTGATACTCTTGTATAAGTGCCATTAAATATCCAATAAGGTACTGATTTTGCTTGTGTAGAAGTTCCACCTGTAAGTACAAAGAATCCACCTGTACTTAATCCTTTTGCAAAAACAGGGGCTAAGTTAGCACTAGTAAAAATAGTAGCGCCAGAAACAAGTGCTGGGGTTGTATTAATTCTAAAATAAGTTAAATTACTTGCATTTATATAAAGTAAAACAAAATTGTTATCTGTTGTGTTTAAACACATATCAGTTGAAAGAAGACTTGCTGGGGTAAGACTAGTTTCTGCTAAACGGACAGTTCCTGCTGTATTGTAAACACCATATCTAAGAATAGCTGCTGTTGATACATAGCAAAACCCAATTTCATGCGTACCGCCATTGTTACGTGCTGCAATACCAGCAGAATATTCATTAATGGTTGCTGTTGCGCCTAATGTGATATGAGAACCTAATGACCCATCAGCGTTATATATATCTAAGAACCAATTATTAGATGTTGTTAATACATAAATAACTGCAAATTTACCATCAGTTGTTGCAGTCATACGTAATGTAAGGTAAGTAGTATTCAATGCGTATGTTGTATCTGTTGCTGCAAAAACAACAGCGCCAGTATTAGAATATACTGCCCTAAATAAAGTATTGCTAGCACCACGATAAGCAACCGCAAAGCCACCACCTGTTAAAGCAACTACACCAATTTGACCATATACTGAATTGCCACCTAATCCTGTTGCTATAATTGTTGGTGCTACAACTTCGTTATTTGAACTGTCTATAATTTTAAAGTATGCAGCAGATGTAGTTCTACCAGTATATGAACCTTGTATCCACACAACAACAGTATTACCATTCGTCAATAAATCTGCTGGATTTGAGAATTGCGTACCTGCGTTATTACCTTCAACCACATCAAACAAACCATAGTTTGTATTGCCTGAAGCAAAAGTTTGAGTAGCAGTAACTGGGAATGTAGCTGTAGATACTGCGGTATCAGATACTGGGCCATAAGCACCATTTACGTTATAAACTAAGTCACCTGCTTGATAACCTGTTGCGCTGTAAATTTGCGCTACTTGATTACCAATTTGTGGACTTGTTGTTGTATTACTTGTTGTTATTGAACGACCCATTTAATTACTCCTCATATCCATAAACGCTTACACTTAGACCTGTAGCACTTGCGTAAACTACAACATTTTCTGTTGCTTGAGCAACAATACCTGTTCGTTCTAGTACACCATTAGGTGGTAATATTGTATCGTATTCTAAATACTCTGCTGTTGTCGGTGTGCCTGTAGCAGCAATCGCTAACCTTACTGTAGCAGTTGAGATTGATGTGTTAACAATTGACACGTTAAATGTTGCTGTTGTAGCCGCAGGTACCGTATAAACCGTTGTGTTTGTGGTTGCTGCGGGGCTTGATTGTCCTAAAATACCTGTAGCCATAATTAATCCTTAAAATTGTCCCATAAAATAAACTTTAGCTGTTGAAACGCCTACTGACGGTGTAGTCCATGATAAGGTACCCGCGCCATTTGTAGTTAATACTTGACTACTTACCCCATCAGCATCCGGTAAAGTCCACGTTACATTTGTTGCAATTGTGTTAGGCGCTTTGAAAGATACATAGTTTGTTCCATTATCTGTATCTTCATACAGTTTAATGTTAGCACCCTCTACTGCTGTACCTAATATATCTAAATAACCTGTAACGGTATTTAATGATATTGTCCCCCAAGACGGTGCAGAAGTACCATTTGAAGTTAAAACTTGGCCTGCTACACCTACCGTTGTAAAACCAGTAGAATCTGTTGCAATTTGATAGAGCACTCGCCCCGCACTACCACCTAGTATATTACCCGCTGTTGCTGCTGGCACCCCTGCGGACCAAACTGGAGGTAATCCTGGGCCTTGCGTAGTTAACACATACCCATTTGTACCTGGCGTTAAGTATGTTGTGGTGTCTACTGCAGATTGGTAAGGTACTGCGCCTGTAGATCCACCAATAAGATTAGTACTCTTACCTGCAGTAGCGGCATTACCATTAAGTGCACCTGCAAAAATTGGTGCTGTTAAAGTACCCGTAGACGGCTGAAATGTAAGTTTAGTACTGCTTACTTTTTCAGGTAAATTACCTGTAGTAGCAGTAACCCATGTTGGGTATACAGTTGATGTTGTTGCTGTATCGTCTGTAATGCCTACGTTTGTAGCGTTAGTAGCCGTACCCGTTACTGCACCTGCAAAAATTGGTGCTGTTAAAGTACCCGTAGACGGCTGAAATGTAAGTTTAGTACTGCTTACTTTTTCAGGTAAATTACCTGTAGTAGCAGTAACCCATGTTGGGTACACAGTTGATGCTGTTGCTGTATCGTCTGTAATGCCTACGTTTGTAGCGTTAGTAGCCGTACCACTAATATCCCCTGTTACATTACCATGTAAGCCATCTGTAGCAAAGTAAGCGGATTGTACGCCACCTGTTGCAATACCTAATTGATTATTGCCTACGCGGTAAAGACCTGTGTCAGTATCTAGCGTAAAGTATAAAGTCGGGCTTGCGGCGCTACCATCATTTAGACTTAAAGTTGAAGCTACTGCAACTGTCTGTGCTGCTGTGATGTTCGTACCATCACAATAAATAATGTAGGATTGATTAGCTGTTAACCCTACTGTAGCACCTGATCCAGTACTAAATGTTAGCGTGTACGCCCCAATTGCTCCTACTCGTAAGAAGTAAACACTAGCTACCGCAGGGATAGTAACTGTCATGCTTCCTGTTGGGGTATTGAAGAAATACCAAAGTTTATTTTGTGCTTGTGTGGATGTAACTGTGTAAGCTGACAACCCTGTTAAATCAACAGTTAATTGCGTCCACACATAGGTATTGCTACGACCGTAACCTGCTGTGTAGTACAGCACACCGTCGGTGGTTACAATGCATGATTCGCCTGGTTGTAAATCTTTAGTTAGGCTACTATCAATCGTAACTGATGCTGTGGGGTCTAGGGTAACTGTACCTGTTCCTTCATTAATAAAAATGAAGTAATATCCATTATATAGGCTTGCTGGATTAGGTAATGCTAACGTTGCTGTACCTGCTTTGTATACCAGTGTTGTTGCGTTGTCTGTTGCACTGATGGTATACGACGCACCAATTGAATTGTTTGCAACAATGTTGTCAATGGCGTCGCCATCAACACGGTGACCTGCACCAGCCAATATACCAGCATCGGCACTAGAGGTACCAGTACCAAAAGTAGTGACATCGTATACACCTGCTGCCGTGCTATTGTTTGTCAGTACAAAATACTTTGCAACACCTGCAAGAATTGTAGTAAGAGTGTTACCCGCATTGTCTTTTACTTCAAAACTGTTAGAGCCTGCATTTTTAACAATGAAGTCTTCACCCGTTGACACCTCTGTGGCATTGGGTAGCGTAAGCGCTAAACTGGCGGCGGAAGCAGTAATGTCATTGTTTTTGGCCAATACAAGGCCTGTACCAGCATAGTTGTATGGCCAGTATGCCGTGGTATTGCTTGCAATGGTAGTGGCTTGATAGCCGTATTCTGATGGTGGCGTGACTTGACCACCAAAAACATCAACAAAATTCGTCATGCTTCAGTCCTTAAATTTGCTTGGTCAATCGCACGACGCTGCGATTCTTGTTGGAAGTTTTTCACTGCCTCGTCATAAAACCCTTTAAATTCAGCAATACGTTCTGGTAGTTTCAAGAACGGTTGTGCTTCTAACAAAGCACCATACAGAAGTAACTGTGGGCAATAACGTGTAACCCAATTTGTTTGCGTTACAGTATCCAAAGGTTGTGGACGCTCGTAATAGCTCAATTCAAAATTATACGCTAAATCAGGCGTTGCAGCTAAAAAGAAATGCTCGTAATCATAGTTTGCATAGTATTTTGGTACACCTGTATCATTTGGGTTAGGCCAATATGTACGGCAATATTCGTAACCACGCTCAAACAAGTATTGGCGTTGGGTGCCTACCATAATACTAAATGACGCTGTTTCGCGCCATCTAACAGGTTTTTGATACGTTGATTGGCTCGGTAGTAACGTACCAGACACAATTTTTAACATGCCTAAACCGCGCAAGCTTGACGCAAGGCGGTTTTCTGCCATCATAATGAAACGTGGAATTTGATCCACGAATGGGGCATCGTTACGCTCTGCGTATGTTTTGATGTCTTCTACGAGACTATCATAGGTCATTGCTGCAGCAGTTGTCATATCTCAGTCGCTATATCAGTATCAGGTCTTGGGTATTTAACGGTAATGTTTTCAGTTTTACGTGCTGGTAAGCGCCATGGGTCTTTTGTATCCCAGCAATCTTGACACACTCGTAAACCTGGACTGTTACCATCCGCTTTTAAATCATCTAGGTACATTTTAACATTGCAACGGCCACAGACCGCAATTGCCATTGTACCTTTATTCTTAGCTGGTAAATATACTGGCATATGCTACCTATTATACACACCGATGCCTGGCGTAAAGTAGATTGGTGAGCCGTCTGTCTCGCCACCTTCTGTAACAGATAACCATTTATCCGCTTCGCCCATCACACGTTGTGCTTTAGCTGCATCGACTTGCGGCAATTCATAACATAGGCGAGCCGCGAGTTGCCAAATAATGGCCTCGTACCAACGTGCTGGTATTTCCATTGTCTCGGATAAGTTACCGATGTCTTGAATTTGTCTGTAACGCCAAATAACCAACATATCCGTTGAGTTATTAGATACTGGCCATACGCTAAACTGCGGGTTGACCAATTTCTCGTAGTAGAAGTTTACTGACGGACGACCTTGAATGTACTTGTTTGGTAGTGCTGAATAGTCGTCGCGATTCATTTGCGGGACTGGTAACTCACTAATTTTGTTGATTAGCAATAATTGCGTTGCTGTAAACGTTGCGCCATTTGCAAAAAGACGCCAATATGTTGCGCCATTTGCATTACTTGTTCCCACATCAAAATACGCCAACTGATTAACTGCTGGGAATAATGTGGTATCAATTGTGGTTGTTGTAGTCCAAGTTACACCATCTGAACTCGATTGTACAAGCAAATCAGAGGTTGGGAGGGCTGTTAGCGTAAAACCGACGCGCACAATCGCTGTAGGAGACGATAATTGTACTTGGTAGGTAGTAGCACTTGCGCCATTAGTTCCTGTGACGTACGTGCACGTGGCGTAAGCCATATTGAGAATATCAATAGTACCTGCAGGCATTGGATACACTACTTGCCCAGCAACTACTGGGATAATCTGTTTATCTACTGTCCAAAGGTTAATGCCTCTGGCAGCTAGATTTAACATTAACAAATATAGATTATCTAATGCTATACCGACAATTTCAGGGGTTTGCGCAGTAGCAGAAATACCCACGCGGCGAATTGCGTGTTCAAGTACTTTCCTTGTTTCTACGGTGGTTGCACCGATTGTCCCTGATGTTGTCATTTACTTTTTCCGTTTAGGTAACTTCCTTTTCCCTGCAGCTTTATCTGCCGCTACAAAGTCTTTACCGACTTCCATTGGGATGCCTACTTTTTTAGAAAACTTTTCTGAATGCGCTACAGCATCCATTAGCTTTTTTTGTGCTTTAGATTTACTGGGCATTTTATACGTATAAAATGTTTACAGTGGCCGTACCACCGCATACAACAAACAAACCATTTTTAGCTGCTATGCCTGCGCCACCAAACTGAATGACATCGCCTACCGCTAATGATGATTTTGTAAATAAGATTGTACCTGAACCAGCTGTATTGTCGTAAACAGTTACTGAACCAGATGTTGAAGCGGTTACTGTTAAGCCGTAGAACCCTGCAGGGCTTCCTTTAACAAGTACGCCTGCTGCTTGTGTTACGACTACATAACCTAACCTAGGTGAGATTGCGCTCATGTCTTTATCCTTTACTGATAATTAGGAAGCCCTAGGTTACCCTAGAGCCCCCAATCATAGTTACGCTGAGAATTGATTTAGGCCTAATGCGCCAACACGTGTTGCGCTAGGACCTGCTGCAATACCAGGGATAGCTAGTGAAACAACCACACGTTTAGCACCGTCTGCTGCTGATGGTAGTGTCAAACGACCACGTACATCGCCAGTTGTTGCTGATGGTGTTGTTGCATCAGCTACTGTAAATGCTGATAAAGCAACTGCTGTAGCATTGAAGTTAGCACCAACTACATAGTCACGGCTTAGTAAACGGTATGGCAGACCTAAAACATCGCCATAACCCGCAGTAATGCTTGTTGATGTAGCTGATTGAGCGATAGAGATTACAAATTTGTAAGTTTTAACGCTGGTTACAGTTGATGATCCTAGTGGACCAATAATTGTTTCTGTCATACGTTGACCGTATTGGTCAACACCAGTAATTGTGTATGTAACGCCAGCGTTAGTTGAAGCTGTAGCTGAAGTTAAAGTCACAACGCGTGGTGTATCTAGTGAGTAACGTGTAACACCGCTTGGGTCGTTTGTAATTGCTGTAACACCTGTACCAGCTACCAATGTTAAGTTAGAAGCGCCAGTTGGTGATTGTGAAGCAGCTAAACCTGCTGTTTGTAAAGTTAAAGGCACTACATCCCAAATAAACACGCGACCCATAGGGCCTACGCCTAATTCCATTAGTGATGGACCTGCTGTATTTGAAGCGCCGTTAGTACCAGTGTAAACTGGACCTAGCATTAAATCATCTGAAATTTGCATCTTATTTTTTCCTTATGGCTTGAACCACTCAGGTTAATGGGCGGTACACGCCCGAATACATGCTTTATACCATATCTAATAGTGTTTGTATAGTACCTTAATACAAATAAAAACCCCGCCGAAGCGGGGTCTAAGTTACTAAATTACAATAACTTATTAAGTACCTGGAGTACCAAAAACAGTACGCCAGTCAGTCCAACCTGAGCCAAAACGCATTGTTGTTTTGTAGCGCATAGAGTCAGTCTCGAAGTCACCTTCCATAGATTTCTCTAATTTACGACGCCATAAAACTTTCAAGCCGTTTTGTGCATCAGTTGTAACCCACCATGCTGTACCTGATGTCAAACGTGATAGAACTACAACACCGCTTAACAAGTTCATTGATTGAACTGGGTTAAGGTCGTTGTTGTTAGTACCAGCGCGTAACACTGATTTCAACAATACTTCAGCTTGCAACATGTTTGCTGGTGCAACTGTAAGTTTTTGTGGAGTTAAAGTGATCTTTTTGCCACGTGGATCAGCTGCTTGGCGGATTTGAATCAACATTTGTTCTAGAGATGTTTGAGACAAAGCTGCAGAAGTAGCTAATAAGTTAGAGGCTGAAGGATCACCAGCAGTTACTGCTAAAGCAGCTTGGTGGTTGTTAACGCACAATGCAGAGCCGTCACCGCCAGTGTATGAAGCGTTAAATGCACGGTTCAAGTGGTTAGCTGTAACAGTTTCTAACGTTTCTGTCATTGATTGAGCCAAGTGTTTAGAGAAAATAGAACCAATACGTACATGGTCGCCGTCTTCAACTAAAACTTTAGTCAATGCAAAGCCCATACCATAAACATCATATGGGTAACGTTTGATGAACAATTGACCGCCTTGGTCATAAGGAACGCGAGTGCCGTCCGGCATAACTGGGGCTGAGCCCATACCGTACAACATTGGTTCTTCATGGTAAGAACGTGCAATACCATTTTCTTCACTGAAAATTTGTGAATATTCGTCTTTACGTTGGTCGTATACACCGTCGAACACTTGGTTCAGAATCGGTTCTACAACGGCACGAAAATCCGTACTTCTCATTGGAATAGCCATTTAGTTTAGCTCCTTATTAAATAGCGTTAGGTGTAGTGATTATTTGGCTTTGACCAATTTTGACACGAACGATAGTGTAAGCATCGCCCCATGCATTATTAGTTTGTTGGCCAAGACCCAAGATACGCCATTGTTTAACAGTAGCAGCACCAGACAAAGTAGCAGACAAGCGTGTGCCTGTTGTACCTGTGTTAGTGTTACCTGCAACAATAGTTGCATCGGCGGAATCACCTACAGCAGTAACCGCTACTGAACCAGCAGATTGAACTTCAAAAACGGTGAATGGATCATCGTTAACGTAGAACACAATGTTGGTTGCACCAGTAGTAGTACCTGGCCAATATGGAGACTCTGTTGGTTTACCTGTTGCATCAGTGTATTCACAACCAGCAAATACGCCAATAATAGCGTCTGAACCAGTTGAAATATTGATAACATCAGTAGTACCAGTTAATTTAACTGGATCGCCGCGATAAATCGCAGCTGACGGACCGTTTGCAGTTGTCGGTGTGTAAATACTAACCGGCATGCTTAGGCCAGACGGATGATACACAGGTACAAAGCCCTGTGGAGCAAGTGTTGCTGACATAATATATATCCTTTAAAAAATTAAAATATTGGTGTAGGGCCTGATTTACGACCCAATTTTTCAAAGTCACCTTCTACAATGCCTAGTGAACGACCTGAGCTATCTAATTCTTGAGTAGCACTAACGCGATCATAAATCGAGTTTTCTTGCTCGTTAGGTATATCATGATGATAAATAGTCATCAAATCTTGATATATCTCATCAGGAATCTTAAATAACAACATCTCGTTACAGGCTACACACCCTTCAAATTCACCCTCTGAAGCTGTAAACTGCGAACCAAAACCCGGTACTTCTGTGGATTTTACTGGCATATAGCCACGCTGTACACGCTTATATATCGGGTCAGTACTGTTAGTTGTAGACAACCAGCAGCAATGAAACCCCGGAATTTTCGGTGGAGTAGGAAGCACTTCTTGTACCCAGTCACGACGCAACATCGCACGACGTTCTTCTGCGGATAGGGCACTGCCATCTTTGTTTACGCGGTCAGCATCCGCGTTATCACGGGAGCCACGAACAGCCTCACCAGTTGACTTCTTCAAACGTTCGTCTGAACCTAGTACTTTATTGGTATCGCTCATTTCTCTGCTCCTTATCTCTGACCGTTAGCACGGTCATATTCTTTAAAACGTTTAATGGCCTCTGCACGTTGCTTAGGATCATCCCACATACCACTATCCTTTAAAGCTGATACACGTTCAGAGCTCAATTTATATGTGCCACCATTTCCTGACGGTGCGCTTTCGCGACCAGATCCAGTGACAACTGATTTAGAACTATTATAATTAGTTTTACCACGGTGAGGTAAGTTTTTCTTCACACGTGCCTCTAATTCTTCCCAATACTGTGGTGTAGTTGGAACCCAACCCTCACGCGCTAATTCACGATCAATTTCAAGTGCACGACGTGAATCTGTGTCTCCACCATTTGGGTCATACCATTTATTACGCTCCATCCAAGCTTTAGCATGGTTAACCAGGCGTGGGTCTAATGGTTGTTGCGTATTGGTTTTGCTGTGTTGATACGTTGTTTTAACACGGTTAAGGTCTTCGTATCGACGTTGCGCTAGAATCATCTTCTCGGTTGCGTCGGCAATACCTGCACCATCATTTGCTTGCGCTGAAAGTGCAATTTGATTCTTAAAGTAGTTATACGCATCAGCCGCTTCCTGAATAGAAGTCTCAATTTGAGCTTCCTCAGAACCTTGGTGGTGACGTTCAACTACCGCTACACGACTCTGTAACTGATTAATAATCTCATCACGGGCTGCTAATTCACGTTTTAGTGAATCTTCACGCTCACGCGCTGCACGTTTTTTATCTTGTCTTTCTTGACGTCTACGGGCACGAATGCTTTCCCTGTCACCGTCATCGTCCTCATTGCTGTCGTCTGAAGAGTCTTGGCTATCATCACCATCGTCTACTTCACCACCTTCAGCAAAATCTTGTTCGTCCTCATCTCCAACGTCTACATCTTTGTCGTCTTCAATTTCGTAGTCTCTATCTTCAGCCATACTAATTCTCCTTACAGAATTTGATCAAATGATTCAAAATTACTATCAATGATCATCTTGACACTTACGTCGTCGAATACACAAAAAATAGCTTTATCTTCTGAATCTGGGATTGGCACTTCAAAACGAAAGCCTCCCCAACGAGGTGCAATGATAATATCGCCAATATTGGCCCATGCGCCCTCAGTCCACAACTCACCTGTTTCGCGATTGCGAAAGGCAATTTGCCCCACTTTAACAACCCGTGATACTTGCGTATTACCATTGTTAAAATCTTGTGTTTCGGAAGATAGGATAATGCTGCCTACTTTCCTTTTTATTGTACGTAATTGTACAAGTACTTGCGCCCCACAAGGTATAACCCCTGGGTCTACCTCAGGGAAGTGTTCCCTAATGTAGTCTTCTTTCGTTATTGCCATTACTAACCCCTTTCAGAGTTTATGAGTTGCGTTCAGCCTCTTCGTCTTTAGATAGTACAGCATCAATGATGCTTAAAGCGTCAAGAAGACCACTATATATCCCAACCTGCACACCGTGTTCAAACGGGTCTGCTTTAGGAAATTCCATGCTACCATGGGCTTGCTCATCGAGCTTGCCCTTGATACCCCTTAGAATGTCACCGATTATACGGTCATTCATTATTTGTCTGCTGTTTCTTCTTCAACTGCTTTTTTAACAGCCGCTACTTTTTTAGCTGGCGCTTCTACAACTGGAGCAGCAACTTCTTCTAAGGTAGCATACGTTGGGTTTAAACCACCCACGCCAAATTTTGCATCGATGTACTCTTGTACAGTGCCATCAAACTCAAACTCTTCTACGTTACCTTTTGCGTATGTTAATTTTAACTTAGTCATTATTTACCACCCTTCATTGCACCGCCACCGCATTTTTTCTTAGGTGCAGCTTTTGTTTGTAATGCTTTAGCTTGTTTAAGCTCCATTTTTTCTTGAGCTTCATCATCTGCGCAAACTGCGCCGCCTTTTTTATACATTTTTACACCAGGTTGTACTTGTCCTGCTTGCTTACATTGTGCTAAACGTGCCATTTCTATCTCCTTAAAATTTATTGCCCCTTGTTTTTAGGGAAAAACCTATCAAAAAACGACTGCTTTTCATCAAAAGCCGATTTAATCTCAAGCTTCATTTGCTCAATGATTTTTTTGGTTTCATTGTCTTCGCGATTTTTTAGCAGCTCTGTCATTTGATGTTGATAGTTATCCGCATCGTTCTTCATCATTTCAGTTTGTTGCTGCATGTCTTCACGTTGGCGCTCAAATGCTTGAGTTGTTTCCGCCAAACGTTGTTCAAACATTTGCTGGTCTTCTTTACGTTGCTCTTCCATCATTTTTAGTTGTTGGTCGGCTAACGCTTGCTTATGCTCAAACTCTTGCTCTTTTTCAGCTCGTTGCTCTTCCATTGCACGTAATTGTTGCTCTATTGTTACTTTTTGTTGCTCAAAGGCCTGTTGCTGTTGTTCATTTACTTGTTTGCTTTGGTTTTCCTGACCTTTAAGTTGCATTGTAGCTTGGTCAAGCTGTGTTTTACGTTGTATTTCTGCTTGGCCTAACTCTAGCGCAACTTGTGAAGCTGGATCCATCGGCGGTTTAGGTGCAAGTGCTTGCGCTGTTTGCATTGCTTTTTCAAGCATAGGCATAATTTTAGACAAATCTTCTGCAATTTGTTGGTCTGCCAAAGCCACGGCTTTATACACTTGGTCTTCATGGTCGTTATCTGATAATGGGCCTAACTCAGCCAACGCCGCCATAGCCGCTTTAGCATGTTCTTGGTAGAACATAGTTAAATGCTCTTTACAGTGCTGTACAAGCGTTGGTACGGTAGGGTTGCCCATCAAAGGATTTTCGCCAAAGATTGGTGAAGTTGCAAAGATTAAATGCGAAATTAAATGCGCCTTATGGTCTTGGTCTGTGTGCGCCGCCAGTGGCATAGCTTTAGTAGCTAGTACGTTTTCCTCAATTGGGTCTACGTGCTCTGGTTTAGGTGGTAATGGCAACACTTCGTCTGCATACGGAAATTTCAACAATTTCATACCAATACGGTACAACGCTGTCTTATCCCAAGCTACTGACGCATCTTGCGACAACTGTACAATTGCTTGGTATTGCGCGTAACGTTGTGCTTCACTAAATATGTTAGGGTCAGAAACTGGTTGAATATCGTTATTATTTGTAAAGTCTTCTGGTGTTAGAGGCGTATCTAAATTATCGTTAACCTCGTTCAATACTTCTGGGAACGTACGGTTTAAACGAGAGATAATCTCTAGTGACTTACGTTGTGACGCGTGTAGTCGTGCGTGAATAGCGGCGTAGGTGCTTGCACCTTGTTCCACTAACGCCATTGTTGTGCCTACTGGCGTACGGTCACCCACTGAGGCAAGCGCTTCCATACTTGTAGCTACAACTTTACGGCCCGCGTTCTCTAAATAACCTAGTAATTGGAATAATACTGGGCTTGGTGGGTTGAACGGCATTGGCATCGCAATCTTGCGAACGTCATCAATACCTGCTGGTGCCTCAATCTCACTAACTTGCGTGACTTCAACTGATGTATTTTGACCAGTTACACGACCACCCTTCAATTTCAGCATGGTTGCTGCATTGTTGATGTGTGCTGAGTCCATTAGGGCACGTAATGCGCCTGTTAGCGCTGCTGACAGACCACCAATCAAGTGTGGTAAGCCAATACCGTACGCACCGCGCCATGGTATGAACTTGTACTCTACGAACCAGTCTAGTTTTCTGTATTTAGTGTCGCCTTCTTCCCAGTTACGGTATATAGACAACACTTCTTCTGTGTGTTCGTCAATTGTGACGATGTAAGGTGCTTTTTTGCCTTCTTCTACTAGCTCATCATCAATATCAAGCCATGTGTAGATTTCTAGGACGCGTCGTAGGCCATCATCGTTGTAAGCTGAGGCATCATCCTTACCCTCAATCTTATTATTAGCTTTTTGCGCTGCTGTTTCGTCTGGAAGGGTTGGTTTATCTAACTCTATGTTCTCAATATCACGATACAAGCCTGAATTTACGCGATTCTCAAACGTAAACCGGGTAATATCTTGCGCATGGGTCACGCGAGAAGAACGGTAGAAGTTACTTGCTGCAAAAGGTAAGTACATGGTGTCAATCGGCACAAACTCCGTGCGAATTTCACCGTCTTCTACCCAGAATTTTTGATATTGACTGCCACCCATCGGGGTTTGCGTCAACAATTGCTCTAACTCATCGCGATATTCTGAAATACCACGTGTTAACTGCCAGTTCATGCCTTTTGCTTTTAGCTCAGCACGATCCAGTACTTCTGGCGTTACTTTACCCTCTAAAGATGTCCTTACAGGGCCGTTTGCTGGGAATAATTCTTTAATTGCACGTGCTGAGAAGTCTACGCAGGCCTCAGCCAAAATAGGATGTACTACGCGGCTCGCACCCTCGAACTGAGCACCACCAGGCGCGTCATCACCAAGCCCAGTACGACGCAGACCTTCCTCATACTGCTTGTCACGTTTCTCGCGAGCCTCTTTATCCTTCTCTACAAGCTCTACGTACTCTGTACCAATCTCGTTTAACTCAAGTACTGACAAGACTTCAGCTAAGTTATCTAGGAATTCACCACCTACTATAGGCATTTCGGTGTCTAGGAGGGGGATATCGACTGACCCATCCGCATTTTCTTGCATGTCGTGCACGTTTAAATCAACTGACTCTTCGTCAGGCTTCTGTTCAAGTAAATTAGGGTCGACAATACCCGGTACTTCGCGTCCAAAGTCAGGGTCTTTATCAAAAATTTGCGCCATGTAAGGCTCCTACTGCAGGTGTTTGGATTATCGTGCTCTATAATTCTAGCATAATACACTGTTTTTACAAGTCTAGCACAAAAAAAGCCCGTTTTTTAACCGGGCAAATTAGGAGTTTTACTAATGCCCACTTACTGTTACACACTTTTATCATTTTTGCAAGCATTTTACTCAGTGTAGGGGTTACTTTTTGGTTTTTCGTAGTGCTCTTCCTCTAGCTCGTCCACTGCTTCTAGTGTTAGGAAGCCTGAGTCCTTCAAATATATCAACGCTTGCGTCGTACAGTCCACTCTATCGTCGTGCTCGCCCGCTGGGAACTTCTCCATCTCGTCGATGACTTCTTTTGCCCAGCTCACAGGCTTGCCTTTGTTCTTTTTGCTCTCTATGACGTACACCAGCCCCATGTCTATGATGGGCGCAATCATGTGTGCCCTCGACACCTTGTCAGCACGGCCTGGGTTGTAACCTCGCACTGGCACGTTCGCCCTGCGCAAGTCCTGTACCAGCGACTGCCCACTTGCTTTCTCTTCGATTAACACCAAGTCCGTCTTCCGTCCTGGGTTCCCTAAGTCGTCTGGGCTACCCGCGTAGGAGTCCCCGTATTCCGAGATGACCCTGCTTCTTAGGTCTGGGTAACCTAGGTGCTCCGCCCACGCGTCCAGCATCAGCGCCACGTTCTCCCCGTTACGTTGCACTATGCCCCAGACCGTGCAGGCACTAGGGTCCCCAGAAGTTTTTTCCGTGAACGCCGTATCGTAAGATTGTATGACATACTGCAATGGCGGAATAGGTTCTTTGGCTGGCCACAACTTAATGTTGTCCACTTTAATAATACCACCGCCTGCTGGTGATGGGGATTGTTGCAATTGCCCAGCGGTACCGTACTCACCCAGCGCAGCTTTAATCGGCGCCAGTGCTTTTGTGTCGTAGAGTTCAGGCCACAGCAACTCCCCTTTTTTCGTCCTAGGATCGTAATTGCCTAAGCTTGTCTTACGCTTGACCCCATCCCATTCCGCAGGCAGGCACAAGTGCTCGTACCCACCCACCCTTAGTAAGTGTCCCGTCAGGTCGCGCTCATGCAGCCTTTGCATCACGATGACCTTGCTGCCTGTCTTAGGATTGTTGAGCCGCGTTGACATGGCTTGATCCCACCACTCAATCACGCCTTCTCGTATAACGTCCGATTGCGCTTCCATCGCTGAGTGCGGGTCATCCACCACAATCGCGCTACCACCCATACCCGTTGTCGTACCACCTACGGACGTCGCGAACC